GAGATTTCTATACCCTCGTTCATTAGCACTTAAGCCTTTACGGCTATTAAGCCACGAAATTTCTTCGTGTGATTTCTCTCTAAGAGCCCATGTTGCATATTTACCATATTGATAAATAGCATTCTCGATTATAAATTCTTCAGTATCATTAACTTTATTTCTAGAAGTATTGTCTTCCACAAAGTAATCAAATAACCCTCTTAAGGACGGTAAAACTGGACCATGTACCCAACCTTCAAATTGTTCATCGATTATAGCGTTCCCTGTTAAAGCAATAGAAGTTTTCTGGATATAGTACATTAATTTATGCACTTTCATCTCGTCTCCCACTATGCTGTTTCCGGTAATTTCTTGATATTTTGTAATCAAGTTTTGAGCTATAACGTATGTGTTATTAGGTTGCCATTCCATACTAACCACTCCTTTCATTTTTTATAAAATAACCTTTACTTTATTCTTAAAATTTTGTAAGTCTTCCATTGTTTTTAAACGTTGAGCAAAAACATTAGATCTATTGAATTGAGCATCTTCACTTTTATTCATGGCATTCACTAATTTTTCAGCTGCTTTGTTATTAAATTTATAATCTGTAGTAAAACTTTTTGTAGCCATACTACTCACTTCCTCATTTTCATCATTTGTCTATCGGGTATACCTTGTCTACCTGTTTAAAATGTATCATGAAAGTATATTTCCGACAACAGATTTGCCAAATTTCTTTAGTATCTCTGTTTTTACTCTTAAAATGTTTTGTTCCTAATAACATAAAAAAAACAACCACCCATACATTGAGTGGTGTAGCGACTGTAATATTTCTATGTTGTTGAGATATATGTATCGAGTGACGGGCAAAAAGGGCATCAATTGCCGGGATAAGTATTAAGTTACCAGGTCACTTAACAGGCTATATAGTTCACTCCTACTATATACCTATGTAAGTATAACATAAAATATTCCCGCGAAACTACGGGAACATACATCTTATACTACGGGGGAGTAGTACGGCTTTATGCTTGAGTTATATAAGCTGTAAACCACTCAGTGACATGCATAAGTGGTTTCTAATTATAATTATTATAAATTTATTTGTAATTACATGTCGTATTAATCTATCATATATCTGAAGTTTATTCAACCCTTTAAACATCATCTGTATAATCGACTTTTACATAACTAATGTCTAAATATTCATTAAAAAACACCCAGTGACATGCTTGAGTGAACAAGGATAAATGTATACAGCTTATGCATGTGACGTTATAATAACAAAAAACTAGCCCGAAGGCTAGTTACAATATACAATCTAAAGAGACGTCCCTTGAAAACGTCTAAAATGATTATAACATAAAAAATAGGCAAGCACCGAAGTACCTGCCTACTACTCACGATTTCAACTTGAGAGAGAAATGTTGAATAAAGTATATAGAAATAATACCACAATTATTTTTTAATGCAAATAAAAAGGCGAATGCATATAATGCACCCGCCTAGAAAAGGCTCACCACAATTTTATATTAACTGATTTCTCCCCATAAGTCACCTAATATCTGATTAGGTGGGGCAGAACCATTCCATGTTCTAATAGGCAAGTAATAACGTTGCCCCTCCCAATTATATCCTACCCACACATGGCCATTTTGTAACATCACTTCTGTATAATCACAATATCCACCAGGTTGGAACTGATAACCCACTGGACAAGATAAGAATGGCCCCACTTTTCTTACTGTGATTGGTTGATTGCCGTTTGTGAATCTAGCACTTTCTTCCATGTAGTAAGTGCCATATTTATTACGTTTCCATGCACTTGCAACTGGTTTAACTGTATTACTTGAAGCGCTTGACTCGTTTGAGACAGTGGCAACCGGTATTTTACCATCCATGTATGCTCTAATTTGCTTGATAAAGTAGTCTTTAAGTTGTAGCCGTTTATCTTCTGGCAATAGACCGCGAGTTATTGGGTCAAAACCAGTGTGCAATACTGAGCTTCTGTGCGGGCATGATGTTGAAATGAATTCGTTGTGCAATCGGATTGTGTTTCTGTTTGCTGGTAACCCCCATTTTTTCAACAATCTAGCGCACTCTTGGAAAGTTGCCTGTTCATTTTTTAAGAACGTCGCGTTATCTGCACCCATTGATTGACACACTTCAATACCGTAATAATATTTATTACCAACTTGATTAGCGGTATGCCAACCTACTTGTGATTCATCTAAGGCTTGCCACACTGTGTTACCTGATACATAACTATGCGCAATACCTGCTTCTAATCTCGATAAAGGTGCGTTAACTAATCCGTTTCGATACGCTTCTGCTGTTGCCCCTTTGCTTCCTGCGTCATTATGAATGACAATACCTTTAGGATTACCACCACGTTTAGGCAGGTCGTAACCTTTAACTACATCTTTGATGATTTTAAGTTCTACCGCTTTAGGTTGTGGCTTAGCTGTTTCCTTTTTAGGTGCTTGTGTAGGAGATTGAACTGATCGTGGCGATATTTCGCTTTTGAAGTTCGGGCGGATAAACCACATAGGGAAATCGTAAGCATGTTGTCGTCTTGTAACTTTTTCCCAACCCCAGCCGGGTTGTTCGATTCCGTCAGTCCATCCACCGCCGAGCCAATTCTGCTCATATACAATGATATAATCTAAAGTTGCTTCGATAACCCATGCAACGTGACCATATCCAGCACCGTAGTTGCTACCGAATACAACCATGTCGCCAGGTTGTGCTAAGAAGTCTGGTGTGTTTTGGTATACAGTAGCTAGTCCGTTAAAATTATTAGCACTTGGGATGTCTTTGGCACCTACACCTTTTAAGTTGTAGCCAAATAAGACTTGCCAACCTGCATTGGCATAGTCAAAGCATTGAAATCCATACCAAAGGTCGATATTAAATTGTTTTCCCTCAGATGTTTTCAACCACTCTATAAACTCTTTTTTAGTCAATTTTGCTTGCATTGTCGCCACCTCCATAATGATATTCGTTTACGTCAAAGCCAACATCGTTAGAGGCGTCTGTAAACGGCTGTGATGTATCATATTCTTTTGGGGCTTTCGTGCTTAATTCGGGCGTTAAGCTAGCATCTTGTGAAGTTTTCCAAGTGACTTGTTGTTCTTCTTTGCTACTATCTCTAGGCGCTTGATAAGTCTGTGCTATAGATGAATCGGCAACACCTTTTGACGTTGGGTCAGTAATAACGCCAATACCTGTAAGTAGCGTGAGGATAGCGCCTATAATCGCGCTAGCTTGATTTAATTGATTTGATAAATCGAATCCGAATAAATCTGTGATTTGCTTGATAAATAGCAATAATGCCCCAATCAATCCCGTTAATACCGCTTTATTTTTAAATCTCAATTTCCAGTTAATATCCATTTATTTGCTCCTTTTATCCAAAATAAAAAGCCAGTGCCGAAGCACTGACCTTTAATCGTTATTTGCATTTACCGAACCAAAAACAAGCCCAAAAACTATAACCTAAAATCCCTTTAAGCATGGTAATCACCTCCTTTAAATACCGAATACTGTTTTTAAAATTGCTATAACAAACGTACTTAGTATCGTCCCTATTAATCCAAGAATCCACATCTTAATGTCTCTAATGTTTTTGGCATTTTTTTCCTTATTTTTTTCATCTTCTTCTTTGTCGCGCTTTAATTCTTCAAAATTTCTATCTAATTTGTCATAAATCTTTTCTTGCGCTCTCAGACTATCTTCTATTCTGTCGAATTTTTCAAACATAGTCTTATCATTTTCTTCTAAACGCGTTAAACGCCAATCTTGTTCATGTCGTTTGGTAAATCCAAACATTCTGCCACCCACTTTATTCAAATTAAAAAGCCATAGACTCTTGGCCTATGACACTAGATTTTCTGGATACTTTTCTCCTGTAATAATTGCGTATTCCTCTTTATCTATAACTTCCATGTCTACATACCACGCTATATCTTCTTTAGTATATTCTTTCAATTGATACCATGTTTTAATATCTTCGAAAGTTGGTGAAATCAATTTAAGCATTTTCCGTCTCTCCTTTAATCTCTTCTAATTTTTTATTGAATGCTACAATCTGTTTTGCCATCAAAGCGTTTTGTTTATTAACTTGCATCAATAACTTTGTACTTTGAACAACTTGCTTCTGCATACTAGCAACCATTTTTCGTAATATGTCATCAGAAGCACCTGTACTATTCTCTTCATTATCAATCTGTTGATGTGAGTCATCCTTTTCCTCTGTATAATCTTCATTAAAAATTATTTTTCCATCTGAATATTTAAATACTTTAGGTCTAAAAACTTGAGAGAAGTTTTCTGGAAGACTTTCTATATCAATACCTTCTTCAAAACCACCAATAACAGCGTATGAAATAATCTCATTGCGTTTGTTAACTAATATTTGCATTATCTTCTCACTCCTATAATTTTGTTAATTGTCCCTCTATTTGCGTTCGCACCAGAGCCTCTTTGACTTCCTAAGTCGAAATAGACATCGTTTGATATAGTTAAAGATGTACGACTAGATTTAGTTAATCCAAACTCATAAACACCTCCGCCGTTTCCATCACCATCTGGAAGATTTGAGGGATTCAATGAAATCTTTCCTCCTCCAAAAGGGCTGCCAAACTCTGTAAAGTCACCACCTGGAAAAGTCCCATAAAAAATTAATAAAATAAATTGGTCTAAACTCTCATTTAAGTACAATGTAGAGCCCACACCATTTGCTGTTCCATCAAAAATAACCGAATACCTTTTATTAAACTTGTCATCTGCGTATAATTTAGCGTTACTTTCGGCCATATTAGCTTTTGATTGAGCACTTTGAACAGTTTCAAAAGGTGTATTGTAATCATTAATAGCTAATTCTGACCACTCAGACCATGAACCCGCTTCTTTTCTTTTAACAAACACTTTATTTGTACCGTTCGGTCGATAAGTCATACGCTTGTAGTCTGAAGTTACTACTAAATATTCGACAGTACCGTTAGTACTAACACCTCTTGGATAATTTATAGCTTGCGAAACATAAATAAATTGGGTTGAATCACCTATTCTTTGTTCTGGATTATTAAAATCAAATCCAGTAATCTGCATTATCTTACCATCATCTTTAGTAATCTTAGCTTTTTGCCAATTTGAAGTAGAACCACTTGTGACTAAACCACCACTATTCACTGACTGCTTGAAGGCTTCATGTTTCTCATCCATATATCGCTTTTGCTCATCGAATGTTCTTGAATATGCTTGCGCTTTATTTTCCAAATCAGATATACGGCTATTAGCAAGTTGCTTTAATTCATCAATACTTGAAGATTTTGCTATTTGAATATCTGATAGACCTTTTTCTTTAGCTTTTTCAATCAGACTCGCATAATCCTCACCATTTTTTATAGCCTCGTCCATTGCTTTCGCGCGATCCATAATAGTTTTTTCTAATTCTTGAAACTCAACAATATAGTGTAGTTTTGTTTCAGAGGGAATCTTGCTAAACAAACTTTTTTCAACGTTAAATGTGATAGTTCTCTCTACAACTACCACGTCTGAATTACCTAATTCTGCAACCGAAACTTGAGCTTGATAACTTCCATCTCTTTTAATTACATCATTAGGTAATTGAAATTTTAAAATACCTTTAAATGGATCTAATATTTCTAGTGGAGCAACTACCATTACTCCTTTACCTCGAATCGCTATTCGTGCTTTGATATTTTCTTCACTCAGTAATAACGGTTGATTATTTTTAATGATATTAAAAAGAAGAACAGAAGAATCACTCTCTCCTGTTCTAAAAGTTATATCTAGATTTGAAATATTTTCATAATGCGCTGTGTTTTCTAAATTTATAGCTACAGATTTCTCTAAATTACTCATTAACTTATAATTCTCCCTTCGTGTAAAGTCCATGGCCCTGAACTTGTTTTACTATCATAATTTTTCAATAGTATCTCAGCAGATGCTGTAACACTATTACGAACTAGCCTATGAACAAAGCCACCTGTGTTTGAAGCTTCTACATATAAGTTCCAACCAGCTACCCCTTTACGTTCAGTTGGAAAATCTGTAAAACGTTTTGTATCATCCGTAGTTAAATAAAACGACATGCCTACTATGTTAATATCTGACATTTTTGTGATGAATGAAGGTACTCTCTCCCATTTACCACTATTTTTAGGCACATAATTCCAGTCCGAAATGTCTCCAGTTCTTCCAGAAAGCACCCTTTCAAAAGTCATCATATTCCTTGCATAACTATTACGCGTCAATATCTGAATTACATCACCGCCAGTTTGTGGTGGCTTAACTTCCAAGAACCAACCTGCATCACGCCATTCTCTTGGTAATGGGAAATCATCGATTTGAACTGTATGATCAGTGTATAAATAGTAAAGACCTGGCTCTGTTAACATCCCAAGATTCTTAAGTTTATCAGGCCTCATTGGTAAAGGTTTAACTCTACCACCTGTGTCACTCATGATAAAAGGAACGCCTCTTGAGTGAAGTATTTCTAAAATACCTCTTTGCCCAATCATGAAAATACGATGTGTTCTATTTCCATCACCACCGACAGTAACACCTAGCATCAAAGCTTTTTTACCACTATCTTTGTCATAGTATATTTGCAAACCTTCTGCTTCCGCAAATTCGCCAGGAAATGAATCTAGTGTTCCACCATAGTCAGCATTAACCTGATACGCTTCTTCTCCTGTTTCTAAATCGAAAGCCGTTAAATAGTTTCTATTATTTGGATTACTGTCTCCTGTATACCAATACAAGTATTTTTCATCAAAAGTCACACCCTGCATTGGTTGGGTTTCGTTTGTTAGTCTCATAGGGATACTGATTTTATGCAAAACTTTATCAATATTTTTATCAACATCGTCTAAACTTCTTATCTCTATATAATTCATTGAGTTTTCAAGTTCCCACTGACTTCTAGGTCTCTCAATTCTGTATAGAATTTTATTTTCTTTTTCATTTATGACAGGGGTGATGTAGGGTTTTTCTGGGTGTCCTGTAAATACATCTTGCATACCATACTTGCCATAGCTAATTTCCACATTAGGCGTATACTTGAAACGAACTAATGTATTCTCATTATTACCATTTAAGATAAAACTATAAATCCATAACTCATCATCAATATATCTATAACCGTTATGTGTACCATGACCCCCACCTACAATCAATGAGCTGTCTATAAATTGACCATTAGGTCTTAAACGACTTAGCATATAGCCATTATTTCTAGCTTGTGTCATGTATACTATGCCTGTTCTATTATCAAACCAGAAGGATTGCATTACTGCATTTGTAAGAGGTGCAAGTTCTGTCACAAATAAAAACTCTTGCTTATCAGGTTCAAAACGGTACTCGATATCAAGAATTTGTTGTTTAGCCTTATTTAGTTCTCTTATAGTTTCTTCTTTATTAATTTGAGTTTTGGTTTCCCAATCGTCTAAATGTTCTTTTAATGTATCAAAGGTTTCGCCATTTACATTAACTCGAGCTTGAACAATCTCATTAGCGCTATTATTACGCGGTGCCAAAACAAGTGAGTTAATTTGACTTTGTAAAGATTTATTTACTGATGCTTGCGATCTACCATTATAATAAATTTGCTCAGCGAAGTGTTGAATTGTTTTAGCTTTCTGATGCAACTTAAACTCTGTTGTCAATCCAAGCGCAAATTGCTCTATTCTTTGTAAGTTTTGTATTTCCTTAGCTCTATAATCTCGACCTGCTAAAGCTCCCAAATCCTTTATTAAATACAAATTTTCCATAATGCACCTTCCTTTCTAATAAAATAGCACTGTACCAAGTTTCCCACTATCGTCAACTGTTATTTTCCACAATTTACCGTTTGGGGATTTCTGTACAATGCTATTTTGAATAATTCCTGCTTCGCCTATTTTTAAATTATCTAATTTATTTTTATCATCTACCGAAATGATACCGTCTTGAGGTAACCCATCAATATCACTACTTCCTGCATAAGGTACCCCATTTATAGCTTTCCAATGTGTAGCTGGAAAGTACTGTTTATCGTTTTCAAGTAGCGCTTTGATTTTAACTTCTTCTGTTGCCATTATATTAATACACTCCCTATATCCATTGTCTCGAAAGGAGAATTCAAAGTACTAGTGTATAAATGATTTATACGATTTGCTTGATAGTTATATCTATTATCTTGTGCAATAACTCGTCTGTTAAGCGCTTGCTGAATTTGTACCATATCTTTTATTTCATTGCTGAAAGACACTTCATCTATTGCGTTTACAAATGGATGTGACCTATCAAGTTTAACAACCTTTAATTCAGTGTTATATCCCATTAATTCATGAACAAAGAATACGCTATCTCTTGGCTCTATTTTTTCATAACCTATATAATTAACATCTAATTCAGTCTTAGGAGTATCATTTATTTGCTTTTTTGCAAATTCTAACAACTTATCCTGTGTTTCGATATCTTCATTTGTTTGCGTATTAGCATATCGAATCCCAAACTGCTTTGCACTATCTGCGACGTAGTCAACAATTGCTTTGTATTGATTGCGACCTGAATTGTCAGCAATTAAATTTAAGACTGTTGATTTTTCAGTTCCAACGTACATACAAGGCTTAGCTTTTTTATTTGAAGATATATCAATTCTATTTTTGGGGTCTTCTCCTAAAAATATCATTTCTAAAACGTGCTTGCCTTTATCAATATTTTTTATTAAATCTATTGTTTCAGACTGAACCGACTTAGCAAAACAAGAAATTTGCTTAATTTGCTTGCCGTCTAAAATCAACTTATATATTCCACCTTGGGAACCTTTTTTGATTGTAAACCTAACTGTTTCATTACCATACTTGCAATCAAAGTTAATAGTTGCTTTAGAACCAATTGTTTCTGTGCGATAAGTGCCTTCTTTTATGAAATCATTTGAGTAATTAATGTCAGTTGTTTTAATAGGATTGTAATTTTTCTTTTCCTCGGCTGTGTACTTTTTCCCAAAAACTTTTATAGCTGTTCTTAATTCCAACGTACTGACAGTAGCAGACACAGTATCAGTATTATATTGATACCTTATTACTTTTTCGCTTCTTTGATAGAATGTTTCAGGAGAATAAAAACATATCTCCGTATCATTTGGATAAATAATACAACCAAACAAATCTACTGCTTCTTTACAATATTCTAAGCCATTTTTATTACCTAATTCATCAATTGGTATTTTTCTTTTAAAATCTCCAATTATTTTATAGGTCATCTTGACTGACGTTTTTTGATTTGCAAATCCATATCTTAAGTACTCATCTAAAGAGTATTCGGGCGTTTTACCCGTTTCACTACTGTCGTCATCAAGTTTATTTGATTCCACTGAGTGATTTTGAAATTCATACATTATGTGATATGCCGTAACTTCAATAAAAACTTTATCACCTTCAACCTTTGGCGCTGTCTGCTTAATTGTGTATTTTTCACCATGATAAATTATGAAGTTTTCACAAATCAATAAATCAAAAACAAAACTATTATGAGTAGTTCTATAAACTGTAAAGGTGATGTACCTAGCTTCATTCAGTTCATAATATTCTTTAAAAGAACCGTAATCTACATCTAGTAAATTTTCACAAATCAATTCATTAAAATCCATTACTGATAAATGATCATGATAATCCATTAAATCACCTACCTATAAATAAAAGGAAACTTAAATGTAGTTTTAATATCACTGACGTCTCCTTTAATCTTAAATTCATTTTTACCTGGCGCTAATGTTATAATGCCCCTATTTGTATCAATTCCCACTCTATTTATATCTCGATATGCATACACACCATCTAAAACAAAATCAGTGTTTTTATCTATACTTTTGTTGTACTTAAAAATATCACCTGTTGTATAGTTAACCAGTTCAAATCCTCCACTCGCATTTAAATTAATTAATATTTTCAAATCGTGCTTGAATCTTGGATTTATCGTATCAGTAGAACCGTTCCAAATAGTAAATTGATTTGATGTATGAGTATATTTAGGTGTGAAATCAATAGGAATTCCATTTTCAAACATCCAATTAGAGTCGAATAAGAACTCGCTATCAGTCCAATTAACTGATTCAGAATATCCTTTATAAACATTTAAACTTACTTCAATTTCAGTTGAAGAACCATCTTTTAAATTAGATGTAACATTAGCTGTATTCACTGCGTATTTAACGCCAGGCATTTGAGAAGTAATAACATAATAAGGATGTCTACGATTAAATACAGATCTAAACCAATGCTCAAATAAATTTAAATCTATAACATCTATACCATCATAGCCAAACCTTAATACTAGTGAAAAAGGCGCAAAACTAATTGCGCCCGGTAAAATACCGTCTACTCCGTTAATAGTTACACTATTATCATTGGTGTTTGGACTTTCAGCCCTTGCATCTAAAAATATAAGCTGATTAAAATCTGTTATTACTTCTTCCTTGTAACCATCTATGATTTTTACAAAAGATTGCATTAATTAGTCAAACCTCCCATATAATTATTTGCATTTGCTCTATGCCCACTTTGTTTTGACAATATTTTTTCTAAACCTCTAATTGCATCATTAGAACCTAAGTTATTATCCTGAGAAGAAACAGTTTGAATCAATGCATCTGTTAATTTATTTCCTTTATCACTTAACATAACAATTTGTTTCAACAATTTTTCAACTGTAGAAGTATCATTATTTACAGTGATGTTATTTGGCTTGCCATCCATACCGATGATGCGCATAACCTGTTCAGTTAATTGAATTGCTCGTTTACGTCTAGTTAAAGGGATAACCATCTCCTGTTTATCTCCTTCACCCACTTCAGCAAGTTGATGCTTTGTAATCAAACCACCATTCGCATATCTTCTTGGACCACTTGGAGACCAACCACCTCTTGGGTTAAACTGTGAGCGCCAATATCTGTTGTTAAAGAACGCTAATAACTGATCGTAACCACTATATATATTGTTGTGACCTCTAACAGCATAATGTCTAAATGTTTGTGGGATATATTGAAGCAATCCTTTTGCTGGATTGCCCTGTAAAACGTTGATGTCTCTAAGCGCACTAGATTGAGTTATACCTGCATTTCCTCCTGATTCGTGTTGAATCAAGCTAATAATATTTCCTACATCACCCGAAGTAACATTAACACCCATTCGTTTTGCTGCACGACGTATATCGCCTGCCCAAGCAGATGCAGCCTTATTAACACCTGAACCACTTCGAACGCCACTACCTTTAAGTGACTTCAACCATTTTTCTGGATCTTTAGCTGTATCATTCCCTGGATGTGACCCTTGCATCAATTGGAAATGTAAGTGTGCTCCTCTAACGAAATTACCTGTAGCACCTGATTTCCCTATCAGTTGACCAGCTTTAATACGTTGGCCCTGTCTTGCTAATTGCTTAGATAAATGCATATACCAGTTCCATTCATTAGCACCAGTCTTAATTTGTATAGAATTACCGCCACCGTAATCAGTCCATACCTTATCTGCTATACCACCTTTAACGGCATAAACGTTTGTTCCAGTAGGCATACCAAAGTCTATACCATAGTGACGACCGCCATTAAAGTTAAGTCCACCTGTGTAGCGTCCAAATCTTTGCCAGATTGGATATTCAAATAGATAGCTTCCATCGCCTCCACCACCGAAATCTTCAAACCACGATTTTACTTTGTCTGCTAATTTCTTTTTGAGCAATGAGTATGCGCCTTTAGCTATTTTTACTGTAGCGTTAGCTCCGCCTCCAAAATTAATATTTAAACCTGACATTACTTTATTTACTAGTTTCCCTGGATGTTGTACGTAATCCCACACATCGCCGATTTTATCGCCTAACCAAGATGCACCATCTTTGATTTTATCGCCTGCTGCTTCAACCATTTCTTCTGCACCTTTTTTGATATTATGCGCTGTGTTTTTAGCTGTAGCTCCAAATTCTCCCGCTTTTTTACCTATATTACCTTTTAGTTGGTCTAGCCAATCTTTCTTTTTCGTACCACCATGGAATTTTGGCAAAACACCCATACGCTGTAACTTCAGAGTGTCATTAGCATTTATTACGCTATCCCCAACTCCTAGTGGAACAACCACATCTCGTCCTTGGGGTGCATGGAATGTTCCGTCAGCCCTGTGAATTACTTCTTGAACTCCACCACCTGGGGCGTTTCCAGAACCTCTATCATTTAATACAGCAAATGTCGGTTGCGTTAATGCTCCCGAATTATCGGTAGCTACACCCTTTCCTGCTAAAGTACCAGTAGACAATGTAGGTATTGGCTTGATGAGATTTTTATCAGTAATGGCTTTAGATATTTTATTAATACCGCCAATCATGCTATTCAAACCGCCAATAGCTTTATTAGCAACATTTTTACCTAAATCAGCCGCAGCTCTTCCCATGTCTTTACCAATATCTCTAATCCAATCATATGTTTTTGATAGCCATTTTCTAAAACCATTAAATACTGATTTAGCGTTAGACCATGCCGAACTTGAAATTGCATCAAAACGATCGTGGGCTCTTGAATACATATCCCCAGTCCAACCTTTTAAAGATTTGTATGAACTACTAAACCATTTCGATGTTCCTTTCCAAACGGATTTTGCATTCGACCATGCTGTACTAGAAATATTATCCCATTTCGAGCGCGATTTATTAGCCATATCCGTTAGCCAGCCCTTTGCACTTTTATATGCATTGCTAAACCATTTTGATGTGCCTCTCCAAATAGATTTTGAATGTGCCCAGGCTTTATCTGAAGCATCTGAATACTTTTGTTTAGTTTGATTGTATATACTTCCTGTTGTCGACTTAACAGATTGCCAAGCTTTTCCAAACCATTTACCAGTACTATTAGCTATAGCCTTAGTGTGATATCCTACAGAACTTTTAGCTGAGCTCCAACCTGAACTTAATTTGCTTGGAATTCCTTTGATTCCGCTCCACATTTTTTTCATTTCGCCGCCAAAATGATTAGCATTTCTGCCCATTTTACTAAAGGCTTCACCAGTTTTAGTTTTTACGCCGTCCCAAGCATTTCCAAACCATTTCTTTATATTTTCTCTGTTTCTACGAGCTGTTTCTTCTTGTTCTTTAGCGTACTTATCACTTTTCTTCTTTTGGTCTTCTCTGAAGTTAGACCACCAACTTTTAAGGCCATTCCACCACTTTTCAGTATTCTTATATACACGACCACTGGATAAATCCATCTCTTTATCAATATCTTTATTTTGCTTTTTAACAACGTCTACTACAGCATCTTTTTTAGATTTTGCCTTTCTTACTTCATCCTTATGTCTTTGATCAGCAATAGCTAACAATTTATCTTTTTCAGACTTAGAAAGGTTGACGTTATTTTTTATAGCAATGACATCATCTTCATATTGCTTGTCTACTTCTTTTTTTCTTGCTTTTCTTGCTTTTTCTGCTTCTTTAATTGCTTTGCTCGCTTCGTCTATTGAATAAGCATTTCTGTTTCTTTGCATTCTTACTAAAATACGCTCTTGCTCTTTTTCAGTCTTACTCAGTTCTTTAACAGTGATGTCACGTCTTTGATTTTCAAGCTTTTCAATTTCTTTTCTTTCATTTTCTGAAATCTGACCATCACTTAAAGCTTTTTCTTTTAATTCTTTGATTTTCTGATTGAGTTCTTGCTCTTTTTTAATTCGCAAGTCATTTTTTTCTTTAGTTCTAGTTAAAATGTTTTGCTTTTCTTGTTCATCGAACGCACTATACTTATCAATAAGTTCTTGAGTTTTTTCGAGTTCCTTTTTATTTCTTTTTTCTATTTCAGCTATAAGGTTATTAGATAAATCCGCTTCAATTTTCAAAAGTTTTTTTGCTTTGTCTTCTGTTATTTGACCCGAGTTTAAACGTACTTTTTCCATGATTCTGTTGTTCTCTTCAGAATAGTGTACGTATTTTTCTAAAGCTTTTTCTGTTTCTTTTGAAACACCTTTCCCCAACACTTTTACAGTATCAGATGCTTTTTTAGAAGCTGTGCCCATGGTTTGCATAAATCCTTTAAACTTGTTGACTCCTACTTTCAGAAGGTCATCGTCACTCAAAGATTTATAACCATCTTTCATATCCTTTGAAAACTTTTCTTTGAAGCTTTTGCCTATACTTCCAAGATAATTTTTAAACTCTCCTAGCTTCCTAACAGCACCGCCAATAATTTTGCCACCAAAAAACTTTATAGTTTCTCCTAAACCGTTAATACCGTTTCTGAACCATTCCACACGATCATATGCAGTTTTAAAAACTTTATATGCAATTGTAATAGCAGTTATTGTAGCACCTATAGGTCCTGTTAAAAACTTTAAGGCTACACCAGCAAATCTTGCGCCTCCACTTACTGCAAATAAGGATTTTGCGGCTAATCCTAAACCGTTTTTCAAAAGTTTGAACGGTAAAATTGCTAGCTTTGCAGAATTTTTCAAAACATTTATAGGTTTTAAATTAAACAACATAGCTCCGGCTAATCCTTTAAAGCCTTTTGACGTTTTTCCGGTAGTAGTACCAAGAAATAAGGTTTGAAGACCTAAAGATTTCATTGCTTTTGAATTGGTATTAGAAAGTATTGTATTTTCAGCAATGCGTCTATTTAATGATGCATAGCCTTTAGCCGCGCTTCCAACTGCACGTATTAATAAGCCACCAGCAAGAACAGCAGGGCCAATAGATGCACCAAAAATCGCTAAACCTAACGAAGCCTTTCTAACCCAACCAGGAAGATGTGTAAATCCATCAACTAATTTTGTTAATCCTTCCGCACCTGCTCTAATCATAGGCGTTAAATCTTTACCAACTTCAATTGCTAACGATTCAAAAGCGCCACCTAATTGTTCCAGAGCACCTTTGAGGTTATCTTTCATCAAATCTGCTGCTTTTTTACTTTCACCATTAGAGTTCTTCAATGATTTGCTATAGCTATTAATTTTATCTGGACCCGCTTCAATCAAGGCTAAAAATCCACTTGCTGCTTCAGTACCAACTATTGTAGCCACTGTAGCTAGTTTTTGTTCTCTCGTCATGCCTTTCATGTTATCTTGGAATTGTCTAATCAATTCGCCCATTCCAACAAACTCACCTTTAGCATCAGACAAATGAATACCTAATTTTTTCATTTCCTTAGCTGTACTTTTGCTTGGATTAGCTAGCCTAATAAACGAAGCTCTTAAGGCAGTACCTGCTTGAGACCCCTCTAAACCTGAGTTAGATAAAACTTCAATTGCTGCGGAAGTGTCCTCTATTGAAACTCCTAATGCTTTTGCTGGAGTACCAGCATACTTCAATGCATCTCCCATGTACTGAATATCTGCAGCACTATCATTTGCTGATCTCGCAAGTAAATCAGCAACATGATTTGCATCAGATGCTTTTAAACCGAAAGAGTTAATCGCTGAAGCCATTACAGTTGCAGTTGTAGCCATTTCTGCACCACTTGCTTCTGCTGCACTGATAACACCTGGCATAGCCTCCATTGTTTGTTTGGCATTAAAGCCTAAAGCTGCCAATTCTTCCATACCTTTAGCAACTTCGTTAGCACTTTTACTTGTTTTAGCTCCTAAGTCAACTGCTTGATTAGACATGCTTTTCAAGTCTTTACTGCTTGCTTGCGCAATCGCTCCAACTCGAGACATTTGGCCTTCAAAGTCTGCACTTGTTTTTAATGCTGCACCTAACCCTAAAGTAATCGGTGTAGATACGCCCATCGTCATCGTACGTCCCAGGGAAGTCATTTTATCTCCAATAGAACTAAATTTCTTTGACATGACATCCGCTTGACTAGCAAGTTTGCCGAAATGACTTTGAGTTATCATTTGTTCTTTGTTAAAAGTCTTCATTTCGGATGAAGCTTTATCTATTGAACGCTCCAAATTATTTAAAGCAGCTTTTTCTTTATTAACAGCTGTTTCAGCTTTTGCGACATTAGCGCTATGATTCTTAATAGTATTGTTTAAATCATTAAATTCTTTTTCTGTTTGCTTTAATTTAGTATTAGTTTTAGCGTAAGAACTTTCAATTTTATCATTTGATTTTGAAAGATTGTCATTTTGCACTTTTAGTTTTTGAACTTGATTGCCTTCTTGTTTATATTGTTCAACAAGTGCTTTATGCTTAGCGGACTGCTTCTGTACTGCGTCACTTGCTCTTTTTAGTTGTGCAGTAGTAGCTTGGTTACTATTCTTAAGCTTTTGTTCTGCATCTCTCAACTGTTTAAGTTTTTGAAACGCATCTTGTTTACGTTGATTTGTACGTTTATATTGATTTTCAGCTTTTTTAAGTTCTGTATTCGATGATTTTAAGGCTTCTTTTGATTTATCAAGAGCTAATTTTTCTTTTTTATTAGCTTCTACTAGCTTTAAATATGCTTTTTCAACATCTTTTACACTAGATTTAGCTTTTTGGTAATTAGCGTTAACTTGTTTAAGCTCATCTTCTACTTGAGAATACATCTTTTTTTGAACTTTAAGCCTATCATTTAACCCCTTAATTCTCGCCTGATATTTTTCCATTGATTTTTCAGACTTATCAAATGCTGACAGATTAGCTTTCATTTCACTATTAACAACACCTAATTGTCGCTTTAAACCTTTCATGCCTTCTTGGACACCTAAATGGTCTAATTTCAGCTCCAAGGTCATGCCTTCTACTTTTTCATTCATATTAACCTCCTTTCTAGCTTCCAAAAAGTTTTCTTAAATCCGTACCTGTAATGACTTTTTGTTCACTTTGTTTTTCTTCAGTCTCTTCTTTATTCTCTTCATTAAGTATTTCTAAAAGTTTTACATACGGCTGTTTTCTGACTTCAGTTAATGTCCACCCATACTGCTCCATACAGAAACGTTGTATTTTCTTAATGTTCGATAAAATGTCTTTTATTGAGATTGTTCTTCTGTCTTTCCCATCTCTTCTGGTTCAGTTTCTGAATCTTCTTCATCTTCACCATTGATTTCTCGAAATATATCTTGTAAGGCTTTTGTATAAGTTTTAGTACTCATCTTGTTCAGAACATCTTCTTCAGTCAATCCTTCATCTTTAAATAAATCTACTAATAACTGTCGCTCTTTTTGTCTCATTTTTGTTGCGTTAGGTGCTTCTTTTTTATTCTCTTGATTTACTAATTCTAAATACTCATAGCATTTTTCTGCTTCGCCCATTGTTACATCTTCTTTTGTATAGCTCTCTGTTTTTCCTGTTTTACGATCTTTAATTTCAAATTTAATCATTGTATTAGCTCCTTTTATTCAAATAAAAAAGACGCAGATATACTGCGCCTTAAATCCCTATCCGTTTGTTACTGTCACTGAAATTTGTCCTGACTTATCGCTTCCATCAGTAGACATAGCAGTGATTACTGAAGTACCTTCAGCTACACCGTGAATTGCTCCTGTATTTTCATCTACAGTAACAAATTCTGGATGTTCACTTGTATATTTCAATATTTTATTCGTTGCTGTGCTTGGTGCAATGTTTGGCTCAACATTGTCATCGGTATTTACCATAATTGATTTAGTTTCTGGTGTAAATGATACGCCTGAGACTAGAATTGGATTGGTTTTGAATTGAGGTACATCAACTTTACTAGATTCTTTACCATTTTCTTCCCATGCCACTTGGTAAGTACCTTTTGGATAAGTTGTATCCGCTTCTAAATTAGATAAAGTTACTGACACTTTGCCTTCACCTTGTTCAGAAGCTACGACGTCGTCTCCTTTATAAACCTTTAAAGTTTTAGTCATAAATTATTCTCCTTTGATTTATTTTGAAAGCCCCTATTCTGCTGAAACTGTTGCAGATTTTGAATTAACTGCTACTTCAACATTTTGGGGATTAGCTGGGTAACGAACCTGCAGAATCCTCTGAATGATCTTCACTGTCCGTGTATCCAACGAATACTTTTTTGAAGAATTCTGCTTCTCCTTCTTTACCTTCATGATAACCGTATACAATACCTTGTGACGTTCCATCAACATCAACTTTTCTATTCATCCAGTCACCTGTTAATTTTGTAGGTTCTGGGGCTTCTGCTTTTTCACCTCGTGTTTTAAATTCAATTGAATCTAAACTAAAAGTACCTTTAAGTAAGGCTACATATACCGGCTGACCTGTTAAACCATCTTCCGATTCGCCAATTACTGTTACATACGGTGCTCTTGTATTCTCTCCTACCCAAGATGTACCATTTTTATCTTTAGTACGTCCAATAACTGTGTTTAAATCATCACTTGGAATATTGAAAATACTCATGTCAGACTTAACTTCATTAGTACCTTGTTTTTTCATCCATACACGTTTGTTAGATGCAAACATATCTACTAAATCTGGTGCTAAACCTGTGATATTTAGGTCAACTGTACCACCTTTTTCATCTTCCCATGTCATGCGTTTAACTACTTTTGTTGCTTCTGGGTTAAAAACTCCAACGTATAATCTTTTAAAACCTACTTTATAAGAACCTTGTCCTTCTGCCATTGCTTATTTCCTCCTTAAAAATTAAAAAGCACACCTATTCGATGCGCTGATTTTTATAATATATATTTTTGGGTATGCCTTGATATCGTCTCGACATCACATAACGTTTAGTTTCTTCAAAATAAGCATCTAACTGACTAGATGCTTGAATTAAATTTTGTTGATATAACAGGTATCTTATTCGTTTTGTTATATCAATTGTTTTCTGATTATTTGAAGATTCTACATCTATTTGAATTAAGTATTCTTCACTGAGATATTTATCAGACATAAAGTCTGAAGGCAAATCATAAACAGGTGTAATAACAACAAAGGGTTTGGAAGTTTCAGCGTTTTCAGTGACTTTGTAATAGTATATTCTAGAATTTATATGTGTTTTGAGCTCTGCATCAGATAATAAAATTCCTTTTATGGTGTTTAATATATTCATTTATCTGGCCAACTCCTTTTTTATAATTTCTCTATACTTACGTTCGCTAGCAGCTAATGTTTTTGCAATAACTCCAAAACCTCTTGGTGTATATTTTTTCCATCTCTTGTATAACCATGTTCATTCAAGTGAATAATGTTTTTGCGATTCATAGGGCCTACCCATTCAATTAAAACAGCCCTTTCTTGACTGCCAACTTTTGTATAAGGCTTAGATTTAGTCATTTCTTCTATACTGGCACCCGTATCTTTAAAGCTCTCGAACTCTTTCTTTAAAGCCTTTATAAAAAATTCAGATGCTTCATTTAAAGCTTTATCACTCTTAGCCTGCATTGCTTGTTTACCGTATACCGATTCTAATTTATTCAACACTTCAGGTATCCCTTTAATTTCTACACTCATTTTTCTGATAAAACCACTGTATTATAGCCAATATCTGGTGTATCAATTCTTATTTCTACAATGTTGAATAATTTATCGGAATATAATGCACTGTCAATTTTAACTAAGTGATTTGTTTGTGGTAGATATTCAGTTTTAGAAGACCTGACAATTATGGTTAATCCTGATTTTGATTCAGTCGCTTTTAAAATTTCTCTATCTTTCATAGAAGGATTATAAATTTTACAAAAGCAACTATACAATTTCATTTTTTCCTCTTCATCTGGATATGGTCCTTTGTTTATATATTGAAAAAAATACGCGCGATCTTTAAATTCATTAAATTCCATTTAAAAATCACCTACCACTTTTTTAATTTCAAAATCATTTTTTGCAATCCTTTTTCATTAAACACCTTGCTTCTAGATTGGTCATTTGAGTATCCACGACTTTCATAATCTCTTGCAATGATATATTTAATCGCTGTACAAAAAAGCGGGTATTCCAAGTCATCTTTGTCATAATCTGGAACCCCACTTAATAGTAATTCAGACTTAGCCGATTGAATGAGACCTTCAATTAAATCATTTTCGAAATTATAGTCAATTCTCAACCACAATTTAATTTCTTCTAAACTCATTTCATCACCCCTATTCGGCTGATATTACAGCTGATTTAGCCTTAGCTGTTACATTAACCTTTTGGGGCTTAGCTGGGTAATGAACCTGTGCTTTCTTTAGCTTTTGCGATTCTGAATGCACTGTCTAATGTACGTTGCTGATCATACCATGCAGTTAATACAAACAAATATTCGCCTTTTTTAACATCTTTATCAGTGTCATAAGTTGTTCCATCATAGTTAATTCCAAAATAATTGAAATCTCCCACAATAGGTTTAACTGCTGCATCTGTAAATACTACAGGTTTACCGAAAACTTTTTCTGCTGGTGTGTCAAAGAAGTTTGTTGTTCCATTTGAAAGAACGCTAATAATTTTAACGTAATCTGCATAACGCATGTAAATTGTTGCGTTATCACGATAATCTTCATGTAAATCTGCTAAAGCGTTAATAATAGCATCATACATGTTTGCTCCCTCAACTTCTTTAACAGAACCATTATAAAATGACATGTGTTCTAACCCAGATTTAGGACTTACTGCCAAGGCATCTTTACGCTCTTTGGCTGCTAATCCTGATTGTAGTGCGTTTTCAACCCAGTTTACTAAATCTACATCTGATCCATGAATTACAGTATCTGAAATTGCAGCAAATACTTTGAATTTATTAGTAGTGAATTTAACTGTATCACCTTTTAATTTTAATTCTTTTGCTGTTTCTACGTCTGTAATGAAATCATCATCGTCTAAAGTGTATGAAACTCTTGGAATCTCTAAACCTTTAATGTTAGTTAGACGAGCTTTTTCACGTAATTGGTTTTTAGCAAATGGTTCTGAAACAATTTCTTTAGAAAGTGTTTTTGGTAAAAGTTTATCCCCGCCTGAATCATTACCTGTTGGTAAAGCATGTAATAATCGTTGTGCCTCCATTGAAGGTTTTTCAAATTCATTTGGTAAAATCGCGTGACGATAAAACTCTGCCTTAGCTTTAACCAACTTCTCATTATCATTTAAAGATTGATAAGCTTCTCCTTTATCTTTAACTTTCGCTTTTTCTTTCTCTTCAATGTCTTGCACTTGTCTTTCAACAATGTTAAATCTTTGTTGTAAACCTGCTTTTTCTGTTTCTAGTTGTTTGATGTCTTCCATATCAATATTTGGATCTGTTGCTTTCTGACTCAATTCATCATTTTTATTTTTTAATTGTTGTCCAATCATACCTAAGGATTGTTTTAATTCATATAATGTCGGCATTTCATTTCCTCCTAATAATTCATTGTCATTTTTAAAATTTCGCATTCGCGTTTAATTTTTTCTCTTTTTTCTTTTTCTTCTAGTGACATACTTTCTTTAGGTGTTTCAACCAATTCAGATGTATCTACATCATCAATTTTAGTGATTTTGTCTACATCTTTCTTTAAATCTTCTGGGACGTTCTCGAAACGCTTATATTGCTCTTTAGAGATACTAGCAGCTATTTCATTAGCTCCTAAAATTTCATCTATCAAGCCGAAAGACAAGGCTTCTTCTGCAGTAAGCCAAGTTTCTGCATCTAACATCTGTTTTAAGTGTTCTTGATCTAAATCTTTTGCTTTATCTAAATAAGCTGAATTACTAACAGCATCTGTTTTTTCAAGTAAATCCGCTGTCTTTCTTAATTCTTCTGCATTACCTACAGTCATAACCCATGAATTATGAATCATTAAAAAACTATTTTTGTGCATAAAAATAGTGTCACCACTCATAGCGATAACACTAGCAATTGATGCCGCTAAGGCATCGACATAGATATTAATTTTTGCAGGATGCATTTTTAGCATATTGTATATTGCATGCCCTTCAAATACACTGCCTCCAGATGAATTTATATGAACATCTATTTCACTGATGTCTCCTAGTTCATCTAGTTTATTTTTGAAATCTGTAGCAGTTACATCACTTTCAAACCATTTATCACTTACAATATCACCATAAATAAATATTTCACCTTTACTTTTTGATTTTCTTTTCATTTGAAAATACTTAGCTTTCATTGACATTTTTATCACCACCTTTCAAAGATTTTCTTAATTCAAGTGGCGTGTCAATTGGGTATAAATCACCGCTTATTAGCGGCTTATCTCCACCTTCAACTGGTGGTAAATCTTCCCACTCTCTAATGTCATTTATAGTGTAGTAACCACTACGAACTGCTTTAAAGTACACTTCTGCTTGTGTTGCACTATCAGCCCTTAAATAAGATTTAACGTTAAATTTAAAATACCTATTTTTTTCTCTATCTGTTTTAGTAAGTAGTTTTCGATTAAATTCTTCTTCATACTGTTTGACGATTGGCAATAAGGTATGCTGCAAGTAAAATCTGTTTAACTCTTCATTTTTCGCGAAATTTGTGTTTGATTTTGCGTTTAAAAATACTGAGGGCAATTGAAAAACGTTAGCTACTCTTTCTCTTGTTAAATTTTCGCTTGCTACTATATCTTCAGAGACATATTTTTTAGGTAGCGGTTCGATTTCAACACCGGGCTCTTGGAATAATATTCCACCGTTTTCTTCATAGTACTGTTTGAAATCTTCTAACACTTGCTGCCTTTTTTCTTTACCTACATTGGAACCATATTTAAGCATGAAAGAATCAGGTTTTTGCATTTCTGTGAGATTAAAGGTTCTTACTGCATTATCAAAATCAGTTGTATTCTTCAACACATCAATCGGACTAATACCTTGAACCATATTAGATGCCACGATGTGTTTGAAATGCAGCATGTCCATATTATGAACAATCAATTTGTTTCCAGTTGCAGCATGAATTGAATAATAAAGTTCACGTGATTGATTTTCAATTAACATTTCAACAACATCTGGATTTAATAAGAAAAGCTTTGATGGTTGATGATAGATGTCTCGTTCAATTAGCACATATGCATTACCTTTTTCATTTCTGATTGTTTCAATTTGATTAATAAAATCAAAACTGCTCAGAGAATTATTCGGTGACACTGTAAGTAAATCAGATACTTCTGTATTAACTACTTTATAATCTTCATACATTTTCAAGGGCAAACTAGCCATCGAATTAGATAACTTCGTAATAGCTGAAAATATCGTTTCATTAGTTTCAAGCGTATTATTAATTACACCCCAAAAAGATTTATTTTTCCACGGGCTAAAGTCATAAAGCTTAGAAGCTGATTGATCAATCCAATTGTCTATCAATTTTTTCTTTATGCGTGTGACAATATTCTCTTTTGCGATAACATTCACCTCCTTAACGCATTATGTCTTTAATACTAATAAACTCTATGTTTCCTTCACCACTATCAGAAACAACTTTATTCATAATATCTGTATATGTGTTTAAAAATGCTGCAAAGCCATCTATTTTACGATATCTGCTTTGCTTAGACGGCAACCAGTTTCCGTTTCTGTCTAGTTTCAACTGAACATTATTGATATACCATTTCATTAAAGGATTATTATTAAATATTATTTTCCCATCTAAAAACATTTCTTTTAAATCCTTCAATGCAGGGCTCAAGGTCAAAGCTCCTTGTCTTGTTTCTTCCGTTTCAAACCCGTAATTTTTTAACTCTTGATTTAGTTTGAATGCGTTCGCTCTATCATAAGTAATTTTTTCTACTACATAATGCTCATTCATCTTAATTATCCAATTTAAAACATCTTGGTAGTCAATATAAGGCTTATCTTGCACTGTTAATAAGCCATCTTCTTCCCATTCTCTATAGGGTATTTTTTCGTTAGAATATTCAACTTTGTGCTTAGGAATCCATGAATGCGATAAAACTGCAACTTTACCATTATCTAACGCAAAAGTAGCACACGCGGCTGTAAAGTCCTCTGTTTCTGATAAATCATAACCTATAGTACATGGTCTACCTTCCAACTCATCTAAAGAAATAATTTCATTATTTTTTTGAAGTGTTGGATAATCAATAAAACTCATTTCGTCGTTATTAGCGAATATATTAAACCTTTTTGTTATAAAATCGCCTCGTTCAGCTGGTGTGCGTTTGGCTTTTTCCCACTCTTCTTTCATTTCATCTAAATCGATAGAAACGCCTAGGTTAGGATTTGCTTTAATCCAATTCGACGAATCATTTATATCATCGTCATCATCTAAAGATGCTAAATAGTAAAAAGTTCTTTCATCTTCGATGATTTGATCTAACGTGTCTCTTCCCGCTTCTACCATATCAACAAGTGGTCCATCTAGTTGGTACCCTGCTGTCGTAATGTAGATGAGAAGAGGTTGTAACCTTGCAGCTCTTGAGTTTTTTATAACTGAAATCAATTTATAGTCTTTAAATTCATGAATTTCATCAAAAATCCCCATGTGTGTATTCAATCCATCTAACTTATCGCTATCTGATGCTTGGGGCATAATTTTTGATATCGTTGCGTCATAATGGATTTCATCTCTTAATGTTCTGAAATTTTTATCAAGCTTTGGGCTAGCTTTTATCATCGCCTTAGATTCATCGAATAATATTCTAGCTTGTTTCATTACGTTTGCTAAAAGATGGATTTCAGCGCCGTTTTCTCCATCTTGAGAAACAGCATAGTTAGCAACACCAGAAATAGTGGTTGTTTTACCATTTTTTCGACCCATAAATATTAAAGCTTCTTTAAATCGGCGTAACTTTGTTTCTTTATGAACCCAACCAAAAAGGCTACCTATAATAAAATGTTGCCAAGGCTGTAATACAAGTTGACGTTTAGATCCTTTGGAAGGTTTACAAAACTTTTCTATAAATCGAATAGGACGATGCGCTAATTCTTCATCAAATACCCATTTACCTCCATTTTCTAGATATCTAAGGTGTCTCTCGCATTCTTTTTTAACATATTTGCTTGTTTTTATTTTCCCTTGAGTGACTTGCTCTGCATACCATGTTGTTAATAGTTTTGGTGAAGGTTCATTTAAAACTTTAATAGTCACCGAATCCACCTTCTTCTTGAACTATCTTTTTTCTTTGTGCTGCTGTTAAACCCATAGACTTGAGTAAGTTATTTAGTGTTTGAACTGTTTTTGTCAGTTCTATGCTTAATGGATTCTTAACAATATTGCTCGCACCAGCCTTGTTTGTATGCTCTATCATCAAATCACTATTTTTAAGTTCATCTCTTAACCGACAATAAAATTCATATGTTTCTATATACAAGTTAATTAATATGTCATCAGATTTTTTGTAATCCTCTATATATTCTTTTAGCTGTTTTTTTGTTAATTTCATATAAAGACCCCCTTTCATAAAAGTTTATCCGCGTTGCAAGCGAAGGGCCCCCGCCGGTACCCGGCGAAAAAACATTTTAAGCCGATGGGCAGGGGGCTATATTTTTTTATTTAAATTTTTAGAACTCTAATTTTTTTTAGATTGCTTTTATCATTATCGTTTGCATGAATTTTGTTATGACAGCTATAACAAACAGACATCAAATTATCCAAGTCTAAAGCTTTGTTAAAATCTTCATCAACATAAATAATGTGATGCACTAGGTTTGCATCTGTTACAACATCTTCACGTAAACACATTTGACAAAGATAATTATCTCTATCTAATGCAATCTCTCTTAACTTCTTCCATGCTTTTGAATGATAGAACCAATCGTATTGATATGACTTACGACCATGCTTATAAATGTTATTATGCTTGGTCATCTCTTACACCTCTTTGATTGCATAACAAAAGACACACCGCTTAGCGATGCGCCTCATGTATTTATGTCGTATAACTTTCAGATAACTTTATACATCTTTCCGATACTATCATATTACTACAGATTTGTAGGCCTTTTGCACAATCTTTGCACAATGTTATTTGATACCTGCATGATACGCTATCGCTTTAACAAAGTTCTTTCGTATTGTAGTAACTGTATTGCGATGCATGTGACAAGCATCCCCTATTTGTTCTATCTTTAGCTTCTTATCTTTATTCCAATACTTTAACCTTATTACTTTCTTATGATCTTCAGGTAACTTTAAGTACTCACTTTCAACTGCTTCAACCATCTCTTCTAAGTTACGTAACATCTTATTAGTCAATAACCTTGTCGCCATTAACTCAGTTGTTCTAACTGGCTCTCCTTTTTGTAACGGTCCATACACAATGTTGGTGTCTAGTTCTTTCGTTGGGTTAAGTATCTCCATTCTCAATCTATTTATCTCTTTCTTGTTCTCATTTAAATTATATATTTCTGATTCAATATATTTAAATGTTCCTGGCTTAATATCATATGATGCCTTTCCCATCTTATACCTCCATTACTTATGCTTAGCTATTCTTGCTTTAATAGCTTTCATCAATTCTTCTTGCGTTAGTTCTTTATTTTGTAAAGCTTTATATACTCTTTGATCTATTGTGTTATCGGTCATGATATGATGAATAATAGTCGTATGATTTTGTCCTTGTCTGTATAATCTAGCATTTGCTTGTTGGTATAATTCCTATGTGTTGAATATAAACAATATGCAAAATCATAAAACATAGATAATATGTCGGTCATATCTTGAGCAGCATAATCGATATCAAGTGTTAGCATTGAACGATTCATGACTTGACCAGCACGCCGTTTACCTTCTTTTAAATAACCGCCGACAAATCCGCCAACATCTTTTATATCTGCTTGTTCGGACTTAGACATTTTATTGTACTCAGTTAAATCTTCTTTAGTTCTAACTGTTTGTGCTAGCTTCTGCATAAAGTCAGACCAAGCCATATTGTGATTAGTCCAATGTGTGGATAGGCGACTAGCAGCATAAGAATATGAGACATCACGATCATATTTAATTGTTTCTATTTGAGTGACTTTGTCTAACATGTTCGGCTCCTTTCATTATTTTAGATAGAGCAGAGAAGCCAACGCCTCTCTTTAGCTTTTGAATCTTTTTCTAATTCGTTCAACTTCATTTTCATAATCTTCTAAACCTTCAACACCATTATTTTTTACTAACTGCTTGAAAAGATAAGCATTCATATACTCCAATGCTTCTATGGTTTTCATCTTATGAGAAATGCTACTTAACAAGATCAATAAAAATATAGATAAAACAATTGAAATGACAATCCACATATTTACAACACCTCCAGTGCTATTGCTAAACACATTAATATAATTAATTCAAAAATGATAATATCTATTACCATGAAACTTCAGCTCTGATTTTTTCAAAGTCACTCGGCGCCTCTACATCATCATTAGCCGTCATCATAATATATACTTGTTCAGTTACATACTTACCTAGCTCATACATTGCTAGTAAGAATAATAGTCTTAGTATTTGTTTAATCATTGTTTATCTACCTTCTTTGCTTCGTATAAGACCGGATATAAATTTAAAAAGTGTATTCTATATCCAATCGTCTTAACTTCTACTTTGTCGCCTACTTTTAACCTAGCTTGTATGTCTGCGCTATCAAATTTCTTTTTGAATAATAAGTCGGAGTTTTCAATGACTTGTTTGTTGTCTAATACAATATAGAACTTGTCTTCTTTATCTTGTCTCTTGTTATATTTATCTGTAATTGTCCCTTGATGTACTTCTTTGTTTTGGTAACTAGCCACTGTATAGATAGGCGATATGACAACAAGCATCAGTGCGATTACGCCGAATAATCGCAGTATTCCAGCAATAAAGATATCGAACCAATCCATATTTTTAAGTTTTTTAATCATCATTGTCATCTCCGGTATCAATTAAACTAGGTATCATTCTTAACATAGCCCTTAATTCATGTTCATTCATATTAGCCATCATAGGACTGTAAAATTCACTATCTTCATCTTTAACAGTTTTAATAAAACAGCCTTCAATCTCAGCTTTTTCTTCTGGCGTTCCATTTTTATACGTCTTAAATACCTCGGTGTGCTTTTCTGGTAATTTCATTTTAGGTGTATTAAACATTATTATCTCCCCTCTTTAATGATTTTATTTCTTTTCGAACAAAGAACCTAATACTTCTTCACTAGGTCTTTCGAATAAGGTCACTTTAGAATTATTAGTGTAGTAAACAATAGGTGTATTTTGTGACTCATATTTCTCTTTCGCTTCTTCTTTACTCTCTACCTCAACAACTGTAAACCTTTGATTGCTTTTAGCTCGAGTTATGTGTGTATGTTTACGTCCTGTTGAATCTTTGAATGTTGTGACTAAGTATTGTGTCACTTCCCCAAAACCTCCTTGACTCGATCTAAGATGTCTTTACACGTATCCTTTTCCTGCGTCTGCTGTTCCATCTTGTCTTTCGTGGTTCCTTTTCATTTTCTTTTTGTATGCGTCAATGAGTTGGTCGATTGTATAGTAAGTATTGGCGTACAAAAAAGGCATTATTAAAACTTGTACAATACTATTATCAATACCTTTTACAAATTGTTCTGTTAGTGTATGCATTACATGAACAAAATAAACTGAATGTAGTTTAGGTAAAGTAACTTCATTTTCAATCAAATCAACCATAACCTCAGTAGTTTCTTCCAAATCTTCTTCATCAACAATAGTCAAAGTTAATTGCAAACTGAAAGCTAAGTAATCAGCAATCTCATCTAATTGTGTATCTAATGGCTTACCTGGTTGTTTCTTCCAATTTTTAAAAAACTCAAGTGTGTTAACCCACTCCGCAAATTCAATAATCATACTAGCTACTGTGTCATTTAAATTTCTAGTCGGTATTCTATCGTCGAACTTCTTTTGTATTTGTAATAACTCTTGTAACTGATCAATTGTTAATGTGTTAGTCATTTTCCTGTTCCTCCTCATATTTATAGACAACTTGACCTGCCATAATCCCTACTGCTTCATCAAGTTCAATATCTTCTTTGAGTGCATCTTGCATAGCATTAGGTAAACCCTCAAGTATTTCATCAAACGCTTGTGCTTTCTTATACACGTCCTCAATCTCTTTTAGTAATCCCTCTGTGTCATTGCCGTTATACGCACTAGCACTTATAACGGACTGTTCTATTTGTTCACGGTTATTCATTAGTGTCATCCTCCATTTGTCCTAAAAATTCGTAGAACTCATTTGTTCCGTCTAATTTGTCCATTCGGTACAATATAGCACTTGCGTTGATTTTAGCTCCCATGTTTATAGCTACTGCCTTGTTCGCTCTACTCTCAATCTGTAGTTCGTTAAGTCTAAAACGGTAAAATTCGTATCTTCCAAGCAATTCATTTTTGACTGTGCGCCACATGTTCTCCAGCTCTTCGTTACGCTCTCTTAACTTAGCTATATCCACGATAAGCTCATCGCGTTGCTTCTTGTACTCATCACGTTGTTTTCTCATCTTCTTCAACCTAGCGTCCATTACACCTAGTTGGAACCCTGTTTCATAGTTCATTCTGGCACCTCCAGTAACTCCGGATTTTCAAACTTATTGCCCAAGTATTCAATAGTTGGCATTTCACGAACTTCTTCAGCCTCAAAAACTCTCAATAGATGTACGTCGCCAATTATAGTGCCAATAGCGTTTCGAGTGACTACGCCTGTAGCATCTAAATAAATGTATGTTTTATCCCGTTCGATGCCCCACAGTTTCGTTGATACGACTTTTAATATATCGCCCTCGTATAATTCTCTTCCCCACAGATTTATACCAATTGACTGCATAAGTTCTACATCTGCCATTTTCTCAGTCTTTATAAACTCCTTTATAACCTTGCCGTATTCATTTTCTTTAGTTGAATAACTAACTTCGCTATTGTGAAGATCTAACGCCACAACCTCACACATCTTTTTTGTTTCGGTGTCCCATACTCGATATTTCGGCATCATTCTACTACCTCCACTTTTTCGACCTCTATGCTTGCAGTTTTGAATGGGAGTTTTTTACGAGTCAGTTTTAATGCCATATTCTTAGCTTCTTCCTCATTTATACTTTGCACAAAATAATGCTTTTTTATTTTGTAATCACATTTAGATGCTAAGAACTTGATACAAAGACTTACTTTATAGGTTTGCATCATTCTACCAACTCCCCATCTTTCCAAATCAATGTCATCGTCATGTCATCGTTTAAGATATAGAATGCTTTAGTAGGCACACATCTGCCATATAAACATTCTTTTATACTAGTGTTCTCATATAGTGTAGAGTTATAGTCTCCTTCTTGAATCTCGAATAATTCAATCAACCTATCAACCTTAGTCTCTTCTGTAATATCTTCTTCAAATTCGACTTCAAAAGTATCATCAGCTGATACAAAACCTTTTATGATACAATTTCTTCCGTCATAAAGAGAGAAGCACTTATAATCAATATCACTCTTGGTTTGTGGATAAAAATTTCTTCCTGTTGCTAATCCAGGGTTATCCCATGCCCATTTAATTAATTCATCTAATCTCATTTCTTTTTTAACTTTGATTTTCATTGTTATATCTCCTCTTGAACAGTAAATTTATCGTTAATTGATACATATCCAGTCACATTACATAAGATGCTATCAACATGAAAAGTCACAAAACAGTTGCGCTCAACATCATTTGAATAGAATCTTTTATTACCTGATAACTTGGGGTTATCCCAAGCCCATTGGATAAGTTCAGGTAAATTCATTTCTTTTTCAATTTTGATTTTCATTGTTTCCGCCCTTTTAAAATAAAGTTAGTTGCTTCTGTTCCTCATATTCCAAATCATGTTTCTTTATATATGTTTCAAGCTCTTCGGCTGTATCAAATGTCTTTTTCACGCCTTGCCAACCTGGTACGATATGCCCATGAAAGTAATAAGTGTCATTTACTACATGGATATGTGCCACTCGCTCGTTATCCTGATACAGATATCTCTTAGAGCCGAAAAATCGGCTTAAGTATTCTTTGAGTGCGTTATCTGTCATGATCTACTTCTTAACTTTCACGAATATGTCGTTTTCCATCAGGTAGCACGCATAACGTCCTCTTGGATGTTTCTGTGGTACATTAAACAAATGTGGCTTCTTTCTTCTTAGCTCAGCCTCTTTACGTCGTTGCCTAGCCATTTCACGTTCTTTGCTCTCTCGCTCCATGATTTTGGATAACACAATTTCTTTATACTCAGCTAAGCGCATACCATAAGGTGCATGTAAGGCTTCTAACAACGC